CTGGAGAATTAAGGCGTTCTATTACAAGTAAAGTAATTCGATTAGGGAACAGAATTGAGGGGGTTGTATTTACTCCTGTTGAGTATGCTCCTTATGTAGAGTTCGGCACTGGGTTATTCGCAGAAGAAGGAGGCCGCACAGATGTTCCATGGGTATATAGGGCAGACAATGGAGAATTCTACTCTACTTATGGTATGCATCCGCAACCATTCTTGCGCCCAGCTTTCCATGCCAATAGAGCGCGAGTTATTGAAATGCTAAAGGGGGTTTAACAGATGGTAAATTATCATACTGAATTAGTTAATACCCTTAAAACTATACTGCCCACACACTACGAACTATATTTAAAAAATCAAGCTGTTCCATGTATTAGCTATATGGAAAACAACAATGCGGTTATAGTTCAAAGTAGCGCGCAAGGCTATAGCGATATCAGCTATACTATCAAAGTATGGGCAGATGATATTGGAACCGCACTTGAATACGCCCAACAGATAGACAAAGCTTTAAGGCCTCTTGGATGGAAGAGAACTTCCACAGGAGAGCTGTTTGGCGCAGGTAGGGTTCAAAAAATAATGAATTATGAAGCTACGGCTTCAGAGATGTTTTAAGGAGGATGAAACAATATGGCAGTAATTTCTAAAGGTTTAGAATTATGGATTTCTGATTCTCTTGGTTCAGAAGTTGCTTATAAATCATTCGATGCAAGTAGCAAGGCAGTAGTAAAAACAACTACTGTTGCTGATTTCGATAGTTCTGATTATTTCCTAGCTCTTGGCTTACAGGAAATTGGAGAGCTTAACGGATTAGGAACTGGCGTTGAAAGAGAAAAGATTGAAGTAACTACATTAAAAGATGATAGACATGTATATGTAGATGGTATTATCGCAGACGCTGATACTGATGGAATTGAAATGAAGTTCTTATATGATGTTGAATTATTTAATAGCTTCAAAGCATTAGCTGAATTAGCGGCTGATGATGATAATGTAGGCTATGCAGCTCACTTCTTACTTTCTGCTGATAGAGAAGATGAAGTTAGAAATGAAGCAAGCACTGGAAGTTTAGTAGTTAATGATGTTGCTTCAGTGGAAGCTTTCGCAACATGGGAGGGTAAAGTTTCTGGTGTTAAATTAGATAGTGTTGCAGTTAATTCTGCTTTAACTATGACAGTTACAATTACTCCTACTGGAGAAATTGAATTAGTATAACCCATTGATGGGAGTAGGGAGAGGTTTCTTTTCTCTTCCTCTCCTTACTATAAAAATAAAGAGAGAAGGTAAAAATTATGATGTATGTTGATTTTACAGCAGGTACAAAAGAGTACCAGTTAAGAATTAATACTAGAAATATTGTTGCTTTAGAAAAACAGTTAGGATGCAACCCACTTTCCATTTTTGGAGATGGTAATAGAATTCCAACAGTAACAGAGATGGTTGTTATTTTACATGCTGCTCTTCAGCAGAGACATCATGGCATTAGCTTAAATGATGCTTACGATATCTTTGATGAATATTTAGTAGATAATGCGGCAACTGATTTTATCCCTGTTATCATTGATATTTTCAAAGCATCTGGCCTTATTAAGAATGATGAGGATGATGAAAAAAACTAACTAAGGGGGAGAAGAACAGTTCTTCCCCTTTTTTGTATTCAGATTTAATTTTTGATTGGCTCGAATCTGCGCTTGAATATGGAATAAGTGAGTGGGAGTTCTGGGATATGACTATAGTAGAAATAGAGCGCGCAGTTAAAGCAAAGAAGAAGATTCTCTTACTAGAAGCTAAAGAACGCGCGGCCGCAGATTATCTGCTTGCGGATTTGATAGGTAGAAGTTTCGCAAGGTTGTATTCACAGGATGCTACATACCCAGAAATTTATGAAATATACCCAGATTTATTCAATAAAGAAGAAATGGAAGCACAGAGGAGAGAACAGAAGAACGCAGTATCTGCTATGAAATTCAAACAATTTGCAACATCTCATAACAAGAAGTTAAAAGAGGAGGTGGCAAAAGAGGTTGAATGAAGAATTAAAAATTAAGATAACCGCCGAAATAGGCGATGTCCAACAGAAACTGCAAAACGCAAAGAACGAAATTTCACAGTTTGTAGGTAAGGCTAAACAAGAAGTAGGCGACTTGGACAAAACTATGTCCTCTATTGGAAAAACAATAGGCAGCGCAATGAAGAAGATAGGAACTTCTATGGCTGTTGGAGCGGCTGCTTTAGCTGGTTTATCGGTAGCAACTGAAGAATATAGACAGAACCAAGCTCAATTAACTGCGGCTTTTGAACAAGCTAATATGTCAGCCAAAACCGCAACGGATGTTCATAGGGAACTCTACAAGGTTATTGGAGATGATGACCAAGCGGTTGAAAGTGCTGCTAACATTGCGATGCTCGCAGATAGTGAGAAACAGGCCGCAGAATGGGCAGAATTAGCCTCTGGAGTGCTTGGAACATTCCATGACACATTACAGCCAGAAGCGTTCTACGAAGCCGCAAATGAAACTCTGAAGCTTGGAGAGGCTACTGGAGCATTTACCCAGATGTTAGAACAAACAGGGGTAATGTCAGTAGAAGAATTTAATAAGAAGTTAGCAGAATGTACTACTGAGGAAGAAAAGCAAGCTTTGATGCTTCAAGTGTCAAAAGATGCGATGGGAGAAGCGGGGGCGGCTTATGATAAAGCTACTCAAAGTATTCAAGCGCAAAGAGAAGCCCAGCTTAAACTTAAAGATGGTTTGGCTAAGGTAGGAACTGCGGTTGCTCCAGTAGTAACAGCATTTACTAACTTTGCGGCAAATGCTCTTGCAGTAGTTATTCCCTACTTAGAAGAATTGGCTAGTGCGGTTCTTCCTAAACTTCAAGCTGCGTTAGATGTGGCGGCCGCAGTAATTGAAAAGATATTCACTTTCATTGCTGAACATACTGGCCTACTGGCTACTATGGCTGGAATTATTCTAACTATTGCTACTGCTGTTGGAGTATATAATGCGGTTGCGGCTGTTAAAGCTGCAATGGCTGTTGCAGAAGTTACTACTGTATGGGCTTTAGTTGCTGCGTATGCGGCTCAAGCTGTTGCAGTAATGGCAGCTATCGCTCCTTATGTTCTGATAGTTGCAGCAATTGCCGCAGTTATCGCAATTATTGTAGTTTGTATCAAACATTGGGATGATATCAAGGCTAAAGTAATTGAGGTATGGAATAAGATAACTTCAGCCATTGAAGGTGCAGTTAAGAAAGTGAAAGAAAAATTTAATGAAATGAAAGAAAATATCTCTGCTATCGTAGAGGCTGTTAAAACTTTCATCTCTGAAAAATTCCAAGCTATCAAAGCTGACATTCAAGCGAAGATTCAAGCGGCAAGAGATGTCGTTAAAACTATCTTTGATGGAATTAAAAACGATATTAAAACTAGAATTGAAACTGCGAAAAATATTATCTCTAATGTTTTAGGCTTAATTAAAGCTCTATTTACAGGAGATTTAAACGCAGCTAAAAGTTCAGCTCTAGGTATCTTTGATGCTATTAAGAACGGAATTAAAACAAGAATTAACAATGCAAAAGATACAGTGAAGAGCGCAATAGATAAAATTAAAGGGTTTATGAACTTCAAGTGGAGTTTGCCTAAACTGAAATTACCGCACTTCTCAATTAGTGGTAAGTTCAGCTTGAACCCGCCGCAAGCTCCTAAATTCTCTATCTCTTGGTATCAACTTGGTGGGGTATTCGATACACCAACATTATTCCCATGGGCTGGAGGTATTGGCGGTTTAGGCGAAAATGGAGCAGAAGCTATCGTTCCATTAGAGAAGAATACTCAATGGTTAGATAAGATAGCTGATAGACTTGCAGCAAAACAGAACGGAATTCCAATTATCTTACAGGTAGATGGAAAAACATTTGCTCAAGTTTCAATTGACAGTATAAACGCGCTGACAAGACAAAGAGGTTCATTAGGCCTTAATTTAGTGTAAAGGAGGGGAATTATGGCATATTTTAAAATTGGAGCTAATGATTATTCTGATTATGTGAATGAGCTAAAAGTTGAGAGCAATACTACATACAGAGCGCAGACAAATGCGGCTGGAAATACAGTAGTAGATAATGCAAACACAAAGCGCACAATTGAAGTAGGGATAATTCCACTTTCCGCAGATACCATGAAAAGTTTAATGGCAGATGTAGAGCAATTCCAAGTTAATTTATCTTTCTTGAATCCTACTACTGGAGAATTAGAAGAAGGAGTTCTCTGCATTATTCCTACAAACATGGTTGAGTATTACACAATACAAGTGAATAAAACGAGCTTTAAAGCTTTCAGTTTAACATTCACAGAATTATAAGGAGGATTCAATGCTAAATGTATCAACAGCCTTTAAAGAGGCAATGGTTGCGCCTGTCCGCAGATTCAGTGCAATAGTATCTGGAACGGATGCAGAAGCGGGCGGTGTATTTATATATACCCATGAGGATGTAATAAAGAGCATTGAAATTCAAAGAGTAGGTAACGACAGTAAATTCTATGGTTATGGAATTTGTCAGAGGC